ATTGTTTATTTGTATCAAAAGAAAGAATTCGCCAAATAGAAGGCAACGCATTAAGAAGATTAAAAAGGGTTGCAAACTTAAATGATATTGTGAAATATGGAGATAGCTATGAGTTTCATTGATTTTGCACGCGCCCATGGCGTAGAGATTGAACAAAACAACCTGTACCCCTCAGAACGTATTCGTCGCTGTGGGACGATAGATAAACCTAAGTCAACCAACGGCGCATTCTTTTACGATGGCAAGCGTGGTTGGGTGATGAACTGGGCAGAAGAAGCCAAAGTAATTTGGTACGAAGATCCAAACGTCAAACCGTGGACTGATACGGAAAAGTCTGATTGGGCGGCGAAGCGTCAAATGATGAGTGCTGACAGGAACCGCTCATACGACATGGCCGCGGATCGTGCGGATATGCTTTTGCGTACAGCGAAGATGGAGAGTCACCCCTACCTAGAGATTAAAGGCTTTGCGGACATGCAGGGTTACGTGATGGGCGGCAAATTGCTGATACCCATGCGTAACGTGGTGACCAACAAATTTCAGGGCTTGCAAGAGATCTATTGGGATGAGCCAAACCGCAGGTACGAGAAGAAAATGATCCACGGTATGCGCGCTAAGAATGCTGTGCTGTATATGGGCTCCAGAGAGGCTTCAGAGACGTGGTTTGTTGAAGGGTATGCCACAGGTCTATCCCTGCACAAAGCCCTGCGTAGCACTGGCTCTAACGCATCTGTGGTGGTTTGTTTCTCAGCATCCAACATGGTCAATGTGGCCAGCCAAGTCAAAGGCGATAGATTTATCTTTGCTGATAACGACGAGAGCAAGACAGGCGAGAAGGCGGCTATAGAGACTGGCTTGCCTTGGACGATGGCTGACGAGGTGGGATACGACGTTAACGACCTGCACGATAAGTGCGGTTTGATGGCAGTTGTTAAGAAAGTTATGGACTTACGCAAAAAGGCATATGCAAACAAAATAGAAATGTCTGTATAATAAAAACTGTTGTAGTCGTTCACAACAGTTGAAAGCCGTTACTCATGCATTGGCCTCCTTCACAGGAGGGAACGACCCAGTGCAGTAGTAACGGCTTTTTGCATTTTGACGACCGCTGTATCGGACGCGCACTGGCGGTAGCGATACAGGGACACCTCTACTACGGGATAGATGTTGAGATAGAGGCATGGGTGGCGAAGATAGCGCCCTAACATCGAACGGCTGTCGGGTCATGTGGCTCCAGTTAGCAGAAACATGTGAAGGCTTAGCCCCCTGTGGGAGGGCTGAGTCTGTCCACCAGAAAGCAGTCAAACAGGGATTAAGAAAGGGTTAATAAGGTAATAAGGAGTACAGGGGGGGTGACCCCTTTTTTTGTTTACAAACAGTAATAAACTGTTATAGTGTGATTACCACGATGTTGTGGTTTAAGGAGAAATTAAATGGCTACACCAGCTTTTCCACGTCCATTCAGTTTGGATACCCGTGAGGCTTTTGACGACAGTATTGCTCACCCTGCGCATACGGGAATAACGATTCAAGATTACTTTGCGGCTAAGGCTATGCAAGGCATGTTGTCAGAAAACTCTGGTATCAGATATCCAACTGATGAACTTGCAAAGTTTGCTTATGAAGTTGCTGACGCAATGATAAAAGCGAGGTCTGAAGCATGACACAAGATGAAATCATTGATATGGCTGACAAAGCAGACGAAGAAGCCGACAACGTGCTGAACATGAAAGGTGAGTATCACCCAAACTGGCATCAAGTTCGTGATGAAGCCTTTGCCAAACTGGTAGCAGAGAAAGAGCGTGAGCGATTAACTGATGCCGCAATGAAAGCGGCTGAGAAAGCAGTTGATTCAGCAATCGCTCTTGAGCGTGAGGCGTGTGCAAAGATTGCTGACGAATGGGCAGTGGGTTGGCCTCACCCATCACAAGTTATTGCAGAACGAATCAGAGCAAGGGGACAAGCATGACAGTAGACATTTTAAACAACGCCTTTTTATTTTTTATGATTTGTTTTTTTGTATGCGCAATAAACCGATAAGGAGAAGAACACATGATTGAAAGCATACTAACCATTATTGTTTTACTACTTGTCGGCGCTTTTATAGGCGCTGGCATCCTAGTGGCTGTTCTGTGGGTCAGCGCTGACAAAGATTAAGCGTGGTACTCGGCTTCTGTAAGGATGCCAATCTTGTACTTGCCTTCTGGCTTGTAGATAGTCAATGATTGTTGGCGCATCTCAGGCGCAAACGATATGTGCATCCAGCGCCCATATTCGTGAATCATTTGGTCAAACTTAATCCCTGCGTTCAAAACAATCTGACATAGTTCGTAAGGAGTATGAGCAGAAGAAGAGCAGTCAATAGCCCACCCGTCCATGTGACTGGATACTTTAGAGCCACCAACAGCCACATTAACATCGGGCAAGCGTAGCCAAGAATTAACACGAAGAGCGCCTGTGACATTTCGCACCTCCTCTAGTTTCTCAGCCGCCATTTTCATGTTGGCTAACTGTTGTTGATTGGGCTGGTTATCAATGTGCATCCGTATAGCAGTCTCGCTATATGTTGCCTCTTCTAGCGTGAAGTGTTCAGATAGATTCATTTTGCGCCCTTAATCATTTCTTCAGTTTTAGCCTTACTGCCTGCGCTTGAACCTCTGTGGAAGTTGACCACAGTACCCGTAAGAGTCCATAAAGAACCTAGCGCAGTAAATGCCATAGATTTGTTCTGCTCTGGTACGCCCACAATAAACACCACAAAGGTCATTGTGAGAGCGCCAGCAATGATTGCTACATCTATTACATAAGCAATGTTTTTAGCCAACCAAGATGCTGTGGAAGAGTTCTGAATGTCTGAATTCATCTTTCTAGCGTCAGCAGTATTAGAGGCATCAATCTTTGCCATTTCTAGTTCTAGTTCTGCCAGTTTTTCAGCCGCCTTTGGGTCACCCACAATAGCCTTTGCAACAGCATCAATGGAATCAGAAACGCCAAACTTATTAGCCAAAGCGGTAATAGCAACGCCACCCAAAGGGCCAGCGACAGCAGTTGCCAGCGTGGGTGCGACACCCTTGAGTAAATTGAGTAAGTCATTCATTTGCTTTCCTTTATTTCTCGTTTGAGTTTACGCAGTTCTTTTATCTCTTGTTTAAGTTGCGCTTTCATGTACAGCGTTTCTATGTAGGCAATACTTGTTGTGGCAACGATTAAACACATCGCCACAGCAATTAAAACCCACCCGACAAGACGCGCAGTTGCCACATTAGCCACCCAAATATTAAAGATATAAACGCCACAGCAATTACTCCGCTTGTTACTTCAATAAACCAGATTTCTTCTTGCTCTTGCTTCCAACGCTGTTGTCGTAACTTTCTAACCTCTTGGCTTCTAGCCCATTCTTGCTCTTGCTGAATCCTTGCATACATCTTCAGAAATCTTGTATATATCGCCTTCAGTTCAGCAGGCGCATATATGGTCATTTGTTCCCGAATTTGTCCGTCAAGGTTTTCCATTTGGAGTTCCACCAAGGCGCGTTCAATAGCCTTTTTAGAAGTATTTTGAGTTGGGTCATAGCGTTCCTTAGACTCTGCTTCCAAAGAAGCGTAGTAATTGGTTAGTTGGGCTTGTATGTCAAAGAAGTTCCCCAGTTGAATTCCGACATTCTTGATTGTTTCCAGTTCGAGGGTTTCGTAGGATTCATCTTTTTTGGCTTTCTTTTGCGCCACAGGCTTGGCTTCGGTAGGCTTTGGTTTAGCAAATAACCCAACCAACCAATCCCACAACCCTTTAAGAGCCTTAACATCTTCCAAAACTCCTTCGGCAGTTGCTTTGGCGTTCTCCAGTTGCATCCTACCTTCGTGCAACATTGAGCATCCTTGCTTGATAGCAGAGACTGCACCTTGGGCAAGCATAAGAAGGCTAAAAGGGTCAATGTCACACCCCGAATAGTTTTTGAACGATGGTTGCCGCCACGCCTGGGCCTAGTAGAACGCAAGCCATAACCGCATACAACAAGTATTCAATTTTGGTCATGCGCTTTTCGCCCACAGCCAATGAATCCTCAATCTTTTTGTATCGTTCAGCACAGATGGCTTCGTGGACAGCGATGCGAGTTGCTATATCTTCCATCTTAGGCTTTCTGGATAAACGCCAAAGCGTAGTAAGGGTTCAAGATGCTGAATGATGTACCAGAGCCAGCAGTTGCATTAGTTGTTGCAACACTAATGCCAGTTGTTGCGGTGTTTAAAGTAATAGTGCTAAAACTATAACCACCTCCAGCAATACCGCCACCACCAGAACCTGTGTACGCTTGGTAAGAAGTTGTGTGGGTGTGACCAGGGTCTGTCACAGTCGAGGTCGCTGTGTGCGTATGCGATGGCATATTGTTGGTTGTCAGCGTTACAGATGACGCGCCACCAGTTCCGTTTACCGCATAAGTAGAACCAGCACCAATAATAAATCTGTCTGTCAGGTTAGGCGTTCCGTTTGAACCATCGCACAAATACCAACCCGATGGGATAGAACCAATCGAACCAGACCACATGGAAATAAGTCCCGCAGGAATAGTCGCACCGCTAGTTGCTTGTACGCCAATAATTCCGTAAAGATTGTCGTAAGTTTGTATCGTGCTATCACTAGAGTCTTTTAAAACAAACTTGTAGTTATAGCCATAAGTTAGCCATATTTCGCTAGATGGTCTGCCATCAGTACCTAACACGATAGGGTTGGCATTAGCCGTTGCACCCGTGTTATCGGTGTAGGTAGCAAGGGGCGTAGATGAACCCGCTTGGTAGGTGTATATCTTGCCACCAGCAAGAGGTTGACCAGTAGTGGTAAAGAACTGAAAGCCGTTACCGATGGGGGAGAGATTGACTGCCATGTGTGTCCTTTAAGGTCTGTCAGGAAGCATATTGCTTAATTCGATTCTTGTTACATAGTCTGAGGCTTCTTTAGCACCACCATAACGACCAATGTCACGCAACATAGATTTGGTTGCCGATACTGTTGGTAATGCCATGCCAGCGCCAGGCTTCAACATTTCGTTTGCCGTCATTTGTTCAACTTTGCTAGTTACTTCTGGCGCGGCAAGGTTAGACAAAACAGAGCCTACTGGAGATTGAGTTATAAAGTTGACTGCTTGACCAGCAAGCCCAACCCCTTGTCGTGCGGCATTTGCAATGTCTGTTTTGGAATAGTTTTTGTATTCACCGACTGGGCCTACTTTAGCGTTGTGCGAAGTAAGTTGAATGTCTGCAAGATGTTGCTTTTCAGCATCAGTTAAAAACTCACCCAATTTAGGTGCAACAAATGGGTCTTCTAATTGTTTTGTAAAAGTTGCATGAGCAAGGTCATCGCCACCAATAGTAATTCCCTTATCTTTAAGCCTATTTGTTAAAGTGGCTTTCATTAAATTTCTATATGTTGGGTCTTTGACTTCATTTGCCAAAGATTGCACTTCTTCTAAACTTCCACCAATGATGTGTTTTCTAACAAAATCTTCTGGTTCTGCCGCACCTTTGGTGTTATCTAATTTTGATGCAACAGCGTTATAGGCTGGAATATTTTTTTCTCTATCAAATTCTTGTTTAGCCAATCTAATAGCCGTATCTCGCGCTTCTTTGATAGGCAAATTTTCTACTGGCATAGGTAGATTTTCTAATTCTGAACGAGTTATGCCTAATACGTGCTTTACATTTCCATCATTTGTGCTTCTTTGTGCAGATGCAATTTCTCCAGCAAGGTTTTTAAAGAGATTCATATTCATCTCTTTTTTGCCTTCTGCATATTGCATCAATTTTTTATAAATTACTGGTGCGCCTTCTTTCAAAAAATCTAATTTATCTTCAGCATTTAAATTATTGATTACATTATCAGCCCACATTTTTCCATCGACAGGAAATTTGCCACCATTTAACTTTTCTAAATCGTCATAGGCTTTACTAATGTCTGTACGATTATTTTTAATTTGCCCACCAATTTTCTCTATATGTTTTTTAGCAAGCCCATATTCATCAGCAATATTTCCATATTCACCACTTGCTTTTTTATGCAAAGTATCAAGGTTTTCAACAAGTTTTTTGCTAATGTTTGCAATGTGGGTTCTTACATCTTGATTAGCACCAATAGCGTTTTGTTCATTACTCCAAATGCCTGGGTCGCGCGTTGCCATGCCAGGCAATAAGTGCGTTCCCAATCTGTTAGCCGCGGCTTGGTTTTTGATGCCTTCTTCGTTTGGAATATGCCCTTTGTTTATGTCTGATACAAATTGTTTTTGTACTTGTGGGGTAGCAGACTGTAAATCTATGTGCGCTTGTGGAGAAAGGTTGGCTTTTCTTGCGGCTTCTGCCACCACTTGGTCTGGCACTTTGCCCATCAATTTATTTGTAAATGCTCTTGCTAAATCCATGCCAGCATTACCAACAGCCCCTACGCCACGCGCTATGCCAGCACCAATCGGGTAACCAGCAAAACCACCAGCGCCACCAAAGAAAATTTGTTTGGCTTTTTCTTCGCCATAGTTTTTTATGTCTGTAACTGGTTCTAATGCGCCTACAAATGCACCGCCTTTAGCAGACTGATACAACTTGTTAGCCAACGATGCACCTTCACCAATAGCGCCAACACCCGTAGGCGCAACGCCTGCAACAGTTCCCAAAATCTTTCCACCACCCGTCATATAAGGGCGTGACTTTTCGTATGGTGCTATTTCAGCGTTAATCTTTTTAATGCCCTCTAAAGCATCTTTTACTAGAGCGTTACCCGCTTCTTCAGCGCCAACGGCTTGCAAACCTTTGCCAATCAGTTGTTGACCGCCAAGTGCAAGTGAACCAAATCCGTGTGCCGCACCCATAGCAATAGATTCTGCGCGAGATGGTGGCTCTGCTTTCTGTACGGGCTTTGTTGTTTCGCCCTTTTTTTCTGGTGGCGTTTGAGAAATTAAATCAAAGTCTTTTGCATACTTTGTTGAAACTTCTGGTTGAAATTCTGACTTTGGATTGATAGTTACATGAAACGGGTCTTTGCTACCCAATGGGCGATGCAACCCAACTTGTTCAAGATACTTATCTGGAACGCTTGCGCTGATGTCAACAGCATCGGTGTGATACAAGTCTTTTTTTACTTCATCTGGGTTAATAGGCATATTTATGCCTTTTTCACCCTTCTTGTAACGCTCAAACAAGTCTTTTTGTTGTGCGTATGTACGAACACCACTTGTCAAAGGCAAATCTTTGCCTGTATCGCGTTTGTAGATTTCTTGTAATTTCTCTAAGCGTGTACGCAAATCAGAATCTAAACCAGATAAATCTACTTGGTTAGATTTGTTGTCGCTAGACATTCCAGCGCTCATCAGTTCAAAATCTTTTGCGAACTTGGTCATTTTGGAAACAAGCCTGTGTTATACCTTTGGTCTAACAACTCAAGCGCTTCAAGTTGTTGCTTAAACTTTGTTCTTTCTGTTGAAGTCATGCTGTTAATCATGGCTTTTTTATCCTCAACATTCATATTAGGATAATTCAAAGCCTGTGGCGTAGCAATAGCAGACCATCTTCTCAATTCTTCTGCATACTTCTTTGGGTCTCTTACATAGTTACCCATGTGCGTATTTTTAAGAAGTGCCAATTTCTTTTGCGCCATTACTTGGTCAGCGGCATTTTCAATGGCTTTTTGAGTCATCTTTGAACTAGGGTTAGCCGCACTTAACAAAGCGCGTTCTGCGTCTGTATGGCCAGCGGTAGCCAAAATAGCCGCATTTTTTTCTAATTCATCCGTTGCTGTTTTTCTAATTTCGCTTTCAGAACGACCAAGCAATGTATTTAAACCTTCAAGATATTGCCTTCTTGATTGCTCAGTGCCAGTAATAGCCGTCTTTGCCAATCCTTTAATTTTCTGTAAAGAATCAATTTCCATTTGTGCTGTACTGGCATCTTTAACAGTTTTATCGTAATCTGATTGAACAGATTTAGCCTCAATTCCCGCACCGCCTTCAGATGGTGCAAGTTCTTTAGTGGCAAGCGTTCCAGATTTTTCAATCGTAGGTGCTTTGCCACCAACACTAGGCGTTGTTACTGTACTAACTACTTCTGGGCCTGTATCAAGAGTCCCTGCTTTAGGTGCAAACGCTTCTTGTGCTTCTGTTGGCGATAACAAGCCTTGGCTTGCCATAACTGCGCCTTGTGCTAAGTGTTTGCCTTTTGGAATTTGACCAAGGATTTGGCTTTGTGCATCAATTAAACGATGCAACTCTGGGTTATCTGGGTTTTGCTTTTTAAGCGCTTCAAATTCTTTTTGATAAACCTTTGGGTCTTCAATGCCAGCCCTACCCAAAATACCCATAGGGCCTGCCAAAATAGCGCGTTGTTTTTGCGTTAAGTTTTGTGATGCTTCTTTGGCTTCAGTTTGTGATTTGGCCAATTTAGAAAATTTATCAATAAATTCATGCCCTGTGTATGGTGCAATTTTCGGTACAACAGCGTTTAGTTTGTTTACATCAAATACGCCATTGGTCATTACCGCATTGGGGTTTGTTTGCATCATTTCTTGTAATGCAATGCGTTCTTTATCTGCCTGACTTTTTTGACCAAGTTCAATAGCGCCTTTTGATACTTCTTGACCTTTTCCAGTAATTTCTTGGCGTTGCTGTTCAAGCAACAAAGGATTCATTTCTTGCGCTTGTTGATAAGCCTGCGCCCCACGCGCGATGTTAATCATGTCCCCAAGGCTCATTGGGGTCGGTGGTTTTACTCCAAGTGCTACTGGGTCTGCCATAACTTATCCTAATTGTGGTTTATATGAAATGCCTTGTGCGCCACCCATATCTGGATTTGGTTGGGTTATGCCTTGAGGCGCACTTGATGTATATCCACCCAATGAATAATTTACTCCACCAGTTTTTGGCGCAAGTAACTGTGACAACATATATTGATTGCCAGCATTTTGCAAACCACCAGAAATAGCGTTAGCCGCACCTACTGTGCCACCCGCCTGTGCCGCGCCTATACCTTGAATTGTGCCGCCAATAGCATTAGCACCAGTTGTTCCTGTGCTTGCGCTTGTGTTGTATGCGTTTTGACCTAAACCAGCGATTCCAGCCAAAGTGTTGTAAATATTACTTCTTTGGTTTTGATAGTTAGTAAATGCGTTTTGATAAGCATTACCAGCATAATCTTGGGTATATCTATCTAAACCAGTCAAAGCGTTACCGCCAATTACTCCACCACCTACATTTGCCATTCTGTTGGTTGCTTCTTGACCTTGACCCAACATAAAATCGTAATTAGGCGCTAAACCAGATTTTAAATCTTCTGCATTAAATTGATGAGTTAAATACCCAGTACCTGTACCAGTAGCACCAGTTGGATTGCCACTAGCATCGTACATTCCATAAGTACCAGAACCTAATCCACCTAGTTGATTAAGGGCGTTATAACCAGCCGCACGACCAGGCGCACCTTGTTGTTGGATAGTGTTGAACTGCTGTTTTTGGAAATCTAACGCTTGTTGCGCTGATTGTGCTTGTGTGTTAGCCGCACTTTTAGCCGCGTCAGCGCCAATAAGTCCACTAACTAAGTTTGTTCCCGCTACTGCGGTCATTCCCCATGTCATAGCAATTCCCCTTTATTTTGTGGCGCAGAGGCTATAAACCCCATTTCTTCGTAAGTTGGCGCAATAACTTCTTCTTCAATCTTGGCAAGGTTTTCCTCACCCTGATGTTCAGTCATGTGAACTGTTACCCAAATAGTGTCCTCTTCGGCATACACAGCCCGCTTTAAACCTACTTCAGAAACAAATATATGAGGCGCTTCAAAATACTTTTTACCGAATTCTGTGGCAACAGATACCTTGCCTTTCATAATAAAGTTCAAATGCTGATGCCTGTGAATCTTTCCTATGATGATTGTTCCCTTTGGGATAAACATTTCTCTTGCATAAGTTCCACATCCATATTTCTCGTCAATAGGCGAAAAATGGTGCGTTAACTTGCAATCTTCCAATGTTGATTCAATCTCGCCTTTAGCAATTTTGTCTATCAAACCATTCTGGAAAACCATTACATTATGGCGAAATTGGACTTTTTCTGGCGTGTTTTGACCTTGTTGCGCGATACCGCCAACAGCAAGTAAATCAATGACTTCGCTCATGTTAGACATTGTAATATGGCACTTTGTATGGCACACCATTTATGGTAATGTTTATAAACCCAACGGGGTTAGCAGGCAAAGTACCTGACCCAGCCGTAGCCGTTGTCGCAGAACTGAAGTTGAGAAGATTAAGGAAGAACTGTTGCCATGCCCTTGTGGGGCGCTTAGTCTGTCCATCCAAGAACTCAGTCTGTGGGTATGGGTTTAACTGCGTGGTATTGGAAATGCCCGTAGCCATTAGTTTTCCCCACCAGTTGCTTTTAGGTTAGCCGAAATAATCACAGCGTTGATAGGGTCGCTCACGACCACTTCAAACACTCTATCTCTAGCCATACCCAATCTGCGCCAAATAGCACGATTCTTATACTTACCGATTTGACCAATAGAAGTCCAATGTTCACTTGACCATGTAGAGCCACCATCGTTTGACCAGCGAAGCATAGCCTGCGGGTCAGCGCCAACGACCTCATCGTTTAATGGGGTAGTGATGCCCGTGATGCCAACGCCAGGCTGAAACTGTATTTGCAGTTCATCAAAGTATTGGCGTTGTAGGTCAGTCACCAAGTGTGGCGCTCTGCGAAGCCTACGGGTGTACTGTCCGTTGTCGGTGTAGTTGTTCTTGTCTATCTCATAGATTGAGCCGTCTTGGTAGTCACCCACCAAAACTAGCCCTTGGAACACCGCACAGCAATTACCTCTGTGACGGGTATAAGTTCCGTCATTGTTGCTGTATAACCATTTATGCCACATTCCAGAGGCTAGGTCATACGCCCAAGTTAACTCTAGAGTAGGGAAAGACACTACATAAACTTCGTGACCTTCTAACTGGTAAGTCCAAGCAATAGCATCATCTACATATTGATTGGTTATGGAGTTCTCAACAGCGTGGTTAGATATGCGGGTAGGCACATAGCCCTTCATCTGCATAATCTGCGCTTGACCTCGGTTGTTGCGCGAGACATAACAGAACGAATCACCAAATCTAGCAAGGGAAAACTTAGCCGCAATGCCGTGTTGGGTGTTAGTGCCTGGGATTCTTGAAAAAGGAAAAGGGTTTCCACCTACATCTGTCCAAACCTCAGAGGAGTTCTCACCCATTAGGTAAACTTCTCGGTGGTCAACAATAAGCGCCACTAGGTTATCTGGTGAGCCATCTTTGCTAGAAAACGATGTGTTGCCAGAAATAGGCGATGACACGCCAGATGCACCAAATTGTTGTGATGCTGGTCTGTTGTATACAAAGTAGTTATCAACAATGTCACAAGTCTCACCCCCTGTGAACGCACCATCGCTTGATGGCAAAACAGTCCAATTAAGGGCGTACATCGTGATGGATGCGATTGTCTGTGAGTTGTTTACTGTGTAAGTTCCTGCGCCACCAGTACCCGTACCCAACGCAGTAATGATGGTTTGTGTAGTAATGCCAGCGCCTTGGATGGTCTGACCGACATACAAAGTACCACTAGCAACAGATGCAACAGTTAGCGTAGTTCCAGATATGGCGGCAGTAATTACAGCGCCAGGACTTGATGTGTACATCTGGCTAGAAGCGATTGATTGCGACAACCCAAGGGTATATGTACCCGTTCCACCAGTTCCAGTTCCCAAAGCCGTTATAACTGTCTCTTGAAGTGCGCCAACAGCAAATAGGTTTTGACCAACAGCGATAGTGCCAGATTTAACAGAAGTAACAGTCAAAGTCGTGCCAGAAGTAGAGCCTGTAAACACAGCGGCAGTCACAGTAGAAATGCGCCATGTATAGCGATATGTGCCGTCTACGATATAAGCGTTGATTCCGTTGTCAGAAATGGTGACGCGACCCGTTGTAGTGTTTAACTGCCCAATCATTGTGGGAGTCAAAAGGCTGTTAAACACATAGACATAAGCGCCACAAACGGCAAGCATCCTTGTGCCACCAGATAGCGTTCTAAGCCCACGAACCTCTTGTTGGTTGGGCAAAATGGCTTTAATCGTCAGACCTGGCGTTGGGTATAGCGCTACCACCCCTCGGTCACCAGGCTGTTTAAGTGGGTCAACTTCTGGAAGAAAGTTTATACACTCATTCGAGTCTTGGTAAACCGAAGTCGCTGGGTAGGAGGGGCCAACAAAGCCAAAGTCTGCCATTAAGTAAATCCACCATTTAATATAAACCCTGCATCTTTGGCGCGACCAACCAGTAATGAATCTGGGTATCTTGCAGTTTGCAATGGTGACATATTGGTGCGCTTGAGGGTTGCTTTTGCTTGTGCGGCAAAAGCGTTAATCATGGCAATTTGAGTTTGTGAGGCTTTGCCATACATAGGCATTAAACGCTCTGCCAAGCACCATCTGAGGCACATTGAATAGCCTTGTGGCAACGCGATGTTGTCGTACAAAGTGTTGTATCTGCTAAAAATGGTGTTAGCAAACATGTGCATCTCGCCCTGTGAGGGGTTTGGCCACACAAAGAGGTTTCCCGTATCAGCGCCAGCATTGAAATACAACGCTTTTGGCCACGGGCCATTCAGCGTCTTTAGACCAATCATCTCGTAATCTTCTAACGCCAAAATAGATATTGGGTAATCCAATCCACCGCTTACGATGGGCATACCATTTGAGTTAGTGTTAATACGAACAAAAGCAGAGTTAATACCCAAAGGCTTTTCGTAGTAAGCAGTTATTGTGGTTGATGAAACTGTCTGGCTAATGTCCAGTTGATAAGTACCAACCTCATTTACATTACCGCCAGCGCCCGTCAAAAAGTCCACAATCTTTGTGCCTGCTGTGATTCCTGTGCCTTTAAGGGTTTGCCCTTGTGCCACAGCGCCAGAACCAATAGCGGTAACAGTTAGCACATCACCAGTAATTGAGCCTGTGAAAGATGCACCAATGAAGTTTGCGGTAGACGCTACGGGGCCAATCGTGTATTGGGTCTGCCCCGCAATGACTGGGAAGATAATCTCAGTCACATTAAATACCATCATGTCCTCATTTGACCATTGGTCAATGAGGTCGTTGAGCATATCCAGAGCGTCTGTCGCGGCATCCGAAGTCGGTGTTTCACCAGCCTCTAAAGCGCCTATGTCTTTTAATGCTCTGCTAATAATGTCGATGGGCTGAGTCATGGTTTATCCAAGATTTACTGTAAAAACCTGAGCAACCCATGGCAATTTAACCTTGTCTTTTTCAAGATTAGCAAGTTGTTCCTCTAGGCGTGATTCTATGATATTTACGCCTTCTCGCATAGAGTCAGCCTTAACCCAAGCAATGACATCTTCTTCCTTTACTTCTAGCAAAGGCTTACGCAAAACGGGGTCTCCAAACTTCCAATAGCCCTCGGTTTCTACTGTGGTGTCTAAATGACGCGCTAAAACGCTGTACTTGACTTCTGTAATCAGCCCGTCAGTAGCGTCAATTTCGTGTATTTTCCATTTGTGGGTAATCATTTAGGAAACTCCTCTTTTACTGCTTGTATAGCCGATTTCCAAGCGTCTAGCCCTTGGTGATAGATTAAATCTAGTTGGTCTGCAATGCTTGGATAGGCTTGTTGGCGTTTGGCTATGTAGGCATGAGCATCTATGTAGGCTTGAACTGCTGACTCGTCATAGGTAACGGGGTTGCCATTAGCGTCAAAAGCATCGTCACCACGGATAGTAACGACATTGCTATGTGTTGCAATAATTGCTTGATGTTTGTTCATGCCGCAATCTCCATAAGTGTTAATGTAGAAGTTGTTGCATTAGAAGAATAATCATTTATTCTTGCGGCATTTCCCGCAGAGGTGCTTGCTAGTCTAATGGTATAACTTATTGCACTTGTCGTTGCTGGAGAATCAAGATATGTCAAACTTGAAGAACTATATACAATATTAGATGCATATTGAGCAAGATACGCTAAAACTGTTCCAGCATTGTTATTTAAAGAAACATTAAGATACCCTGTCAATCCATTAGCATTACAAAGTATTAAAACTTTGTTAGAAGCGTTTGATGGCGTAATCGTAGTTGTTAATACTGTTGTAAATGATGTTGATGTAGTTGATGTATAAGTATTTACTAAAGTACTTACAACTTGCAAAACCTTACCAGAAGATGCTTGCACCGCAGATGTTCCACCCGCTGTTACTGGGAATGTGATACCAGCCGTTCCATCCAATGTAAGTGCCATTATTTGCTCTCCAAGGCCACCACACGGGCGGTTAGTGCGTCATTCTTTGCTGAAAGTTCTTGTATAGCCGCTGTTAGTGTTGCTACTAGGAATGATGTGTCAATGCCTTGATATACGGGGTTTCCGTGTTCATCTACTGCATCTTTAGAACCAGTTACACATTCTGGTACTACTGCTTGCAGTTCATGTGCAATAAAACCTTGACTAGCAGAACCATCAATTTTCCATTTATATGTAACGGGTTTTAATTGTGAAACAGTATTTAATGCACCCGTCATAGGTGCAATGTTTTCTTTTAAGCGGTGGTCAGAAGATGTGTTGTAAGCAGTAGAAGAAGCGCCAGGAACAATAGTTCCAACAGTTGAACCAGCAACATTATTAAAAACCATGGCATTGAAACTATCAGTTACTGATGCTTGAATTCCCATTCCCCATTTAGAGGCTGGATTAACTTTTAGATTTATATAAGCCGCAGAACTAACAGCACTTGTAGTCCCCACCAGCAAGTTACCGCTAGAGTCGATACGCATACGCTCTGTTGTAGAACTATTTGTACCGCTAGTTCCAAAAGTTAAAGCCGCCCCGTTTTCATAAGCAGAAAACTCATAGTTTCCGCTAGATAAACGACCTATGCGACCATAAATAGAAGCGTTATAAGAAAACTGCGCCTGTGCAGTTGTAGTATTAAGAATGTCAAGTTTGCTTCCTGGCGAAGCAGTACCAATCCCCACATTCTGTGAAGTATCAATAGTTACTGCCGTAGTAGTTCCATTAGATGCAAGTGTTAATGCGCCAGCAGAAGTTACTTTTCCAGCAAAAGTAGCGTTTTGACTAGTATCAATAGTTACTGCCGTAGTGCCAGCAGTTTGTAGTGCTAATGAGCCAGAATTGTCACCAGTAGCAATAAAGCCACCCGCCCCCGCAGTAGAGGCATTAAGCGTAGTTGTCAATTTGTTTCTCCTTGCAGTTGTCAAAATGCCACCTAGGCATTGCTGTTACCCCGCCTTGCTTACTGCAATGAGGACAAGTAATTATTTCATGTTTACGCCCTTTATGGGCATTACTTAACGATTGCCGACCAGCATCAGACAATACAGTTCTTGGTTTGTTTGCTTTGATTTTGGCAATAGTTTCTGCCGTATGTTTTATGCCTTTACGATGACTTGGTTTGCCAATCTTGGCATCACTTAGTTTTTGCTTTACATCATCAGGCGTTTCCATGCCTTTATTCCATGCAGTTTTAAACAAAGAAATTTGCTTCTTAATAATGCCTTTTCCTTTGTTTGGCGGTGTTTTACCAAGACCATACTGGTTTCCATAAACAGAAGGAGGTTTCCCCCCGCCTTTGGTTATATTCCAACCTATTTCGTTCTGCGCTCTTAACTTTGTTTCAATCATCAAACAATAGGCTTCATCAGCAATTAACAATACTTTTTTGATAAGAGCATCCCAACCATATTTTTTTATAGCATTTCCAAGATGAGGGTTTTGTGCTTCACGCTTGTGGCGATTCCATCTAGCACGAACATTATTGGACACACCAATGTATCCCTGACTGAACATATCTGTATGGTCAGGGTGGTGAATCCAATAGACGCTAGATGTCATGCTAATTGTTCCTCAGTTGGTCTAGCAATGGTTTGGTGTTCCCACTTGGCTATGTAATCGCCTTTGCCATCAGAGTCGTTTTGTAGTGTGATTACAGTCATAAAGTCATGTTCTGTAAGTTCTGGGTATAGGGTTTTGATTTTTTCGTATAGCATCATGCGCCCCTAATCATTGAGCCAGTAAACCAAGTTGCAATAGTGCTGTTTGTTCCAATAGATATACTTCCGCCACTTATTTGTAATCCATATATTTCTACATAATCAGTAGAACCATTGAAGTAAAGCACAGTAGAAATAACGGGTCTAATGCCATAACTTACATTTAATGGCATTTGCGAACCACTTTGCCATTCGTTACCATTTTTATATATTGCAACTGATGCAATTCCAGTAGCAGATGAAGGAAAATTTAAACCAGCGTTTATTTGGTAATAACCAGAAATAGTTGGTGTAAAACGGCTAGATGCAAAATTGTTGTTTGTATCAAAATCTTCAACTTGAAACAAAACTTTTGTAAGAGTATTGTTTGAAATGCTTTGGCTTGCATTGTTATATGCGCTAAACGCTGGCATATTGCCACTAACCATCACAGTACCAGTTGCGGCTGGTAGCGTTAGCGTAGTAGAACCAGACACGGCTGGCGCTTGTAGCGTTATCGTTCCGCTTGTGTCTCCAGCAATAATTACTTGACTCATGCTTATCCTTTAAAGAACAATCCAACGCTGTCCAGATGTGACTGTTACTGCTTGACCGCTTGCCACAGTTATCGGGCCTACCGAGAATCCGTTATTGCCGCTTGCTATTGTGTAACTTGCGCTTACTGTCGTGCCGTTAATCAATATGCCGTTTGATGCAATAACTTCTGGGGCGGTCAATTCGCCTGTGCTTGGGTTGTACTTGTACTTTGTAGAACTTACATACTCCGTACTTACAGTACCACTTGTAGCGTTAGCAAACAATGGATAGCGCGTGGCGTTTGTGGTTGTATCGTCACTAATCGTTACCGCAGTTCCAGCCGTTGCCCAAGTGAAAGCCGTTCCACTCCAAGTCAATGCTGTGCTTGCCGTGGTTGGCGCTACAACAAAAGAAGTCGCGCCAACGCCCGTTTGGTAAGGAATCTGGTTAGCCGTTCCACCACCGATGTTTGTTGCGGTCGTTGCGGTTGTCGCAGTTGTAGCGGTAGCCGCGTTGCCACCAATAGACAAACTAGAAGCCGTACCTGTAAGACCCGTACCCGCGCCAGAGAACGATGTAGAGGTTAAAACGCCCGTAGAAGGGTTAAATTGGTACTTGGTAGAGGATACATACTCTGTCGTTAGATTACCGCTTGTAGCGTTGGCATACAGAGGGTATCGGGTCGCATTAGTAGTCGTATCGTCTGTGACTGTTGCATACGATGTTGGCGTTGACCAACTAGGTGCGCTTGAGCCGTTAGAGGTTAGAACTTGACCAGTAGTGCCAGCAGTAGTTACCGCCAACGCTGTGGTAGTAGAGCCATAAACTATGCCACCAGCAACAAACAAAGATGATTGTCCTGTGCCACCTCGGTTATAGGCAATAACATTGCCGTTCCATGTGCCAGAAGTGAATGAGCCAGCGTAATCAAATGTATTGGTTGACCAAGAAACATTGGATGGGGCAAAGTTATGCACATCCCATGAACCCGCGGCTATTGAGTTACTCAGCAAAATTACATCAACATAACCGCCCGATTGGATGGTTGCGACAGTCGTGCTTGAGTTGTTTTGGACAACAATCGTTCCACTTGTTTGGTTGTTGTTAAATGTGTAGTTAGCGCCATTAGCCAATGTGGTGGCATCTGGCAATTTATAAGTCTGACCGCCCGAACCAGTTACTACATAGTTAGGCACAGAAGCAACAGTAAGCACAGTTGTTGTGCCTGCCGCGGCAACATTAGAAAACCCTTCGCTTACAGCGTTTGCGCTAATGTTTACGCTTGCATCTCTTAAAACTACCGAGTTAGCACCAGTTGACGCTGTTACACCAGTTCCACCATTTGCCACATTAAGCGTTCCAGACAATGTGACCGCGCCCGTTGTGTTACTCGAAGGCGTGAAACCCGTTGTACCAGCAGAGAATGTGCTTACAAAGTTGCCAGATAAAGCACTTGTAGGAATTGTTGTAGACGCTGTTACCGCGCTACTGCCATTACCATATAGATAGCCCGTCAAACTGCTTGTAATCAGCGTTCCAAGCGTTGCCGAGCCACCAGTAATCGCTACTGAATTGGCGTTTTGGGTTGACATTGTGCCAAGCCCAGAAATATCCGTGTTCGGTATTGTTGAAACAGTCGTAAAAGCGGTTGTTCCGCTTGCTTTTACATAACCAGCACTAAAAGTCGTTGCGCCAGTACCGCCATAAGCAACACCGATGGTCGATGCGTTCCAAGTGCCTGCGGTTAGCGTTCCTACGCCCGTAATGCCTGTGTAAGAGCCAGAAATTCGTGCTGTGTCTATCGTGCCAGATGTAATCTGATTCGCGGCAATCGCAATGCTTGTGTTAGTTACCGATGTAACTTGACCACTAGCGTTGGTGACAAATACTGGAACGCTTGATGCCGAGCCATAAGTGCCTGCTGTTCCTACGGGCGTGATACTGAATTGAAAGCCAGCAAGGGTTAGCCCTGTTCCAGCCGTATAAATTGCGTTGTTCGAGAATTGAACAAAAGTAACGGGCGTAGTTCCTAGAGTGCCACCAAGTTGGTTTGTGTCAACCCAAGATGAGCCACTCCACACAGTACCAGAAATGATGAAAAGGTAAGCCGCGACTATCTCTGTCCATACATTTGCATCATCTGAACGCACCCAAGCAGTAGCAGAAGCCACATAAATGCCGTTTTCAGCGCCAGAAGTTTGGTTTTTTACAAGAATTCTGTTGCCAGCAGTTAGCGTAGCAGTCCAATCACCATTTGCTTGTACAGCGAGACCAGAAAGCGTAATGTTTCCAGTTGTGGTGAAGTTTGCTGGTTGTTTAAACGATAAACCCTGTGATGTAGCGTCTACATAAGCCTTGTTTGCTATGTCAGTTGACGCGCTTGGGCTTGTAAATATCGTTCCAGTATTAGTGGTGATATTTGTAAATACTCCCGTTGAAGGAGTAGTTGCACCAATAGTCGTTGAATCTATCGTGCTATTTGTGATTACTAGCCCAGATTGAAATGGGCTAATAGTCGCTAAGAATGGCTGACCCTGACCAATAAATGTTTGAAAAACCCCGTCAACCGAAAAGTACGCTTGAACGGGGAGTAAATTTTGTATAACAGAATTGGCAGGGTTAGCCATACCGCCCCTTTAACTTTGATAGACAGAAGGCGTTACATACATGATGCCAGCAGTACCAGAATTGGATTTTGCTGTTAAGTAGTATGGGGTAACTGGTGTTGCAACAATTAAAGGTCTTGTCATGCCAGCAGGCAAAACAAAATCTCCATTTGTTCCATCAACAGGAAAGACGGGCGCGCCTGGGTCGGTCGTTCCCCACTTCACCGCAATAGGGCTTGCACCCGTATTAAGGAAAGATGTGTAGTTCACTTGGTCGTTGGTAGCATCATCAATCAAAACCGCCGCGTGTGCGGTAGAAGTAACTGATAACGCTACTGTTTGACCAGCAGTTCTAAGAACAGATGAGCCAGCCATGATTAAGCCGCATTAGTTGCTGGTGGCGTTCCATCTGGGCGTACCACTTTAAAGTAGTAAGTACCAGCCGCAGGCGTAATCGCAGTAGCACCGCCAGAAGTGTTCTGAAACTGTACTGTCAGACTATTGTCAGCAGTTATATCGCAGTTAGTAATGGCAATATCTTTAGTTTGATTACCAGCATATTGCATGAAATACACAATATCGCTTGCTTTTAATCCAGCAATAGGAAAGGCTTGCAATGATTGGGTGGTGCTAGTAACTAAAACTGCGGGAGTGAGTGAAGGGGCAATAACAAACGCTTCGAGAATGTTGCCACGGGTGACAGTCGTAGATGACATGGTTATTCCTTAAAAGAATGGGTTAATTGTATCTTAAAAGCGAAAAAAGCCACCCCTTGTGAGGATGGCTTCTCTCTATTTATCCCCGATTAAAACTCGGAGAAATCGTACCCGTAAACAAAGATGTCAACAGTACCGCCAGAAACGGCTGTGCCAACTTT